GTAATAGGTGCCAACTGAACTTGCCATATCCACAATCTCCTGAGTGTCATGGATAGTGTTGAACACATCCTTGGGCACGTTGTAGATGTTGCGTATGATGTGACTGTAGCTACGACTGTGAATGTTGGTTTCAAAGAAGCTCCAGTTGTACATCAAGGCTTCAAGTTCAGGAATACTGCACACAGGCGTGAAGATCTGACTTGGTCCGCGACCTTGCAAACTATCCAAGGCTGTTTGTCGCAACAGGTTTGACGTAAAGATATGCTTGACCGTGGCACTTGCATCTTTAAAGTCCTGCGAATCCTTGGTCAAGCTGATCTCCTCTGGCACCCAGAAAAAGCCACGTGCTTCTTGTTCAAACTTGGCAAGTTTGTTGTATTTGACTTCTTCAAATCGTTGGATAGTCACAGGTCCAGCTGGATCTAGAAACATCTTGCGATTGAGATAATCTGTTTTGGTTGTTAAATTGTATTGCGCTTCACTCATATTTTATCTTCTTTGGTTAGTAGTGGATCATTCCATACGTTTCTATTCTGCACAGTGGTTTCTTTTAGCAAACGCCAGGTGCGTTCACTCACTGTTTCTGTCCATTTAAAGTACAGTCCTTCCAAAGGTGGTCTACCTGTACTAGAATCACAAAGACTTTTGTGTTCGTAGAAGGTATTTAACCAAATTCGTTGACCACTTGTCATGGTGGTTGGCCACCATGCAAACTGTTTACTTTCCATTCTGATTGGCAGGCACCGGTTTGTTAAACAATGCTGCTAATCTTTCTGAACGAGCAGTGTACTGTTCAGGTGTCAATGCGTGACTTCCGTCACACATAGGTGGCCTGGTGGTTCTTCCGCAAGTACAAGTACTCATTTTTTAATATTTTCCTGACGCTAGTACAATCTTGCAAATGTGCTCTAGTCGTTCAATATGCTCATATGCACGCCAAGGGCTGGTGTCGATTGCTACAACGCCGTGTCCTTTGATTCCCACAATGTCATATGCAATATTACCGCTACTGTCTAATTGTAGCATCTTATGACACTGGTCTGCAAGCTCTTGGCTGATCGGCGGCACATCTCCTACGTTAGGCGCGACTCGAGTATAACGATTGAGTTCAGGGAACGCATCACTGATAGTGCTCAAATCAATACCGGCATGCATAGCAGCAATGCAGTAGGTAGGATGCACATGTACCACAACTCTAACATCATTGCTATGCTGACCCATTGCTCTTTGCAATCCAAAGTGCAAGGGAATCTCCCCGCTGGGCTTTAGGTTAGCACTGATATCAGTATAAGGTAAGTCTAACCAATTGTCGTTGTACTTAGAAAAACCAATCTTCTTGAACTGATCGGGCTGCATAGTCTGCTTACGCACACCCGAAGGTGTGATGTAAAAGTGATCACGGTCGTGGTGACGTATGCTGACATTGCCATCGCGGCTGGTTATCCAATTACGCTTGTAAGCGTCCGTCATTATGTCGCAAATTGTTTCCAGCATTATTCATGTCCTTTGTGAATTAATTGATTCACAACATTAAGATCGAATTCTAATGCAGAAATATGATCTCTTAATTTTTGATAATCTTTGCTGTATACATCGCCACCTTTTGTTACAATGTTCAAATACACTAGTGCGGCTTGATCATGTGCAATTTTAAGATCGTGTTCTAATAAAACTCTTCTATCTTTTAACATATGATATCCTTATAGTTTACAAGATTCGCATGACTCTTCGTCATCAAAGTCTATCGGCGCTAACATAGCAGGAGCATCTTCTGCAACTGCCTTGCTGCCTTGTTTGTTAACGAGACTATAATAGAAAGTCTTTAGCCCCCACATATGGGCTTGCATCAAATTCTTGGCAATCAGTGTGGTCGGCACTTTGCGGTCTGGAAAATGTGCAGGATTGTAGAACGTGTTGGTGCTGATGCTTTGATCCACATATGCTGCCAGCACAGCCGCAGTCTTTAGGTAGCCGTCGCAATCTGGCTGAGCCCACATCAGTTGATATTTGTTCTTGAGTCTGTGGTACTCAGGGACAACTTGAACCAACGAACCTGCTTTGGATTCTTTAACTGAAATCAAGCTCATGGGCATCTCAATGCCGTTGGTCGAGCTGATTACTACCGAGCTAGACTCAACTGGTGCAATTGCCATAGTCGTGGCGTTACGAACACCATAAGCTCGCATCTGGGCACGTAGACCTTCCCAATTTAGATCAGGTGTAAAGTCTGCAAGTTCGTTGACTCCAGCCGCCCGTAGTTCCCACGGAAACGTGCCTTGACCATAACGAGTTCGATCGCTGTGATCACAGCGGCCGCGTTCCTTGGCCAGTTCTACACTCATCTCTGTGAGGTAAAAAGCCTGATGCTCCATCCAGGTCTTAACTTCAGCAAGTGCATCCTTTTCCCCGTACTTCATGCCACGCTTGGCATGCCAGTATGCCAAGTTAGTGATGCCAATGCCCAATGGACGAATCTCATCATTACTCAACTTAGACTGAATACTCAAAAAGTCTTGATAATCGAGGATGTTGTTAAGGCTACGGTGAAGAATACGGCAAGCCCTACGCATATCTTCTGGATTGCGGAAAGCTCCCCAGTTGATACTACCGAGTGTACACAAAGCAATACGGCCGTCAGCATCATCAAGGCGCTTGAAAGACTTAGTAGGTAGTAGAATTTCACAGCAAAGGTTACTCTGGTAAATGGTATGATATTCGGGATCAAACGGACCTTGATTCATCACGTTGTCGATGAACACTAGATAGATACGTCCTGTGTCAGTGCGTTCTTTGAGAATACCGCCTTTGAACACTTCTTCGGCGCTCATTGTTTTCTTGCGTAAATCCTTACGAGCTTCGTATTTGACATACAGTTCTTCAAACTTTGCAGTATCTCGGTAGAAGGCCTCGTATAGATCCGGCACTTCATTAGGGTCAAAAAACGTGATATCTTGTTTGTGTTTAAATCTACGCCAGAAAAAAGCACTAAGCACCACCCCATAGTCCATGTGTCTGACACGGGTTTCTTCTGTTCCTTGATTGTTCTTGAGAACAATAAGGTCATCGAACTGATGATGCCAGATGGGATAAAACACAGTTGCACTAGCATTACGAATACCTCCTTGAGAGCACGAGCGTAAATCGCCAAACCACTTTTTCAAGAATGGAATCATACCAGTGTGTTGAATTTCGCCGCCGCGAATGGGACTGCCTAATGATCGTAGTCGACCAATTTCTAAACCAATGCCAGCACGTTTACTGGCATACTTGGCCATCATTTCGCCAGATGCAAAGATACTATCCAAATCATCATCACTGCGTATAAGAACACAAGAGCTAAATTGCTTAGTAGGAGTGCCCAAACCGGCCAAGACCGGAGTAGCGAGAGTAAAAAGTCCATCCGAGGCAGCATTGTAATATTCCTTGATGTAGCGCATACGTGCGCTATTAGGTTCTTCTTTGTGGAAGATAGTTGCCGACGCAACCATGTAACGAATCTGCGGAGTTTCGTAGATTTGTTTTGTACTACGGTTCTTGACCAAGTACTTTTCAATCAGTTGTTCGATAGCAGCATAGGAATATTGCTCGTCCTTGTCATGGTCCAGCATGTCATTCATTCGATTCCAGTCTGCTTCAGTGTACCATTCTAGAAGTTCGGGAGTATACAACCCAGTGGCAATGTTTCGTTTGACAATTTCATACAGGTGAGGAGGGGTGTACGTACCGTACACATCCTTGCGCAACATGCTAAGGCGTTGCTTACCTGCTACATATTGATAGTTGGTGTGACCCACATCCGGATTGCTCTCCGCATCAATCAAGTCCACAATAGCACGTAGAGTAATACCATCAATTTCCTGAGTAGTAATTCCGTCATAGAAATGCAACTGGGCTTTAATTTCCACCATGCTTTGGCTAACATCTGCAATTCCTGAACAGATTTTTGCAACCTGTGTCTGCCACTTTTCCAACGCTAATGGTTCGCGCTGCCCACTACGCTTTACTACTGTTATTGTTTTCATCTGTTACCTTATTTGTTGCTTGATCTTGCTTTGACTAATGCTACGCTGAAGATTTTGTTCTCCAGGGTTGATATTTACGATTTGGTCTCTGTCCCAGTTCAGTATATATTTCTCATTGCCCGAGAGGACTAAATTGTCACCGCCGGATTCGATTAGCATATAGCCTTGTAGATCAGAACGATCTAATATAGTAATAGTATACAGTATTCCTAGCCCCCTTGCAAGAGAACAATAGATATTGTCGTCTAATAATTGCCATGGGTCTGGCCAAGTTTCTTGGTCGTCCCAATGAAGATGATAAGCTTTCCATGGAGTGTCAAACCACCACGAATTGATCATAGCGAGAGCAGTTGATGTATCGGCGGTTGCTGCCTGAAGTCTTAGATTGTTCCAAGACTCCAGCCGATCGGCAAAATTTTTAGGCCACATTAACCAAAGTGTGAAATGCTGTATTTAATGGTGGCATTGCTGCCAGTCGAAGTTGAATTATATTGTACTACTATATCGCCACTACTTGCAACCACATTGAGTGTGATGCCAGTGGACCCGTTTTCCATGTAGTCGTCTGTGTAGGTAAAACCAGTTGTGGTAGAACCTGTTCCTTTTACTGCAACGATAGTTCCCCTGCGACGGTAATCTGCACGAGCAATACTGTAGTCCATTTGTATAGAACTGATGCCAGCACCGGTGACGAATGCAATATTGCCACCGGTGGTATTATCCAGCAATGTATCTTGGATACCTGCTGTGCGTTGATAAGTTCCTAGATCCAGAGCGTTGCCTGGTGTGTCGTCTTGAACACCACTTTGGTACATCACAATGTCATGCACGTTCATGCTCATGGCCATCGAGTTGGTGTTGTTCAAATTGATTCTGCTGAACGCCACACTTTGACTGTTATTGCGCTCAAACATATCACCAACGCTGGCGTTATTGGCAGCATCAATTTCAATAATGCTGCTGGCAGGCAGCGCTACACCGTTAAAGTGATTGCCCACATCGTAAAATATGTTGTAAGCGCTGATATTACGACTCACATTGGTAAACACAATACCCTGAATGTATATGTTGTTAAAGGTGTTTTGCACAACACGAACACCAGTAGCTCCACCATTTACTACCACAACGTCGCCTAATACAATACCTTGGTGCAATGTATCAAAATTGCTGTTGCTAAAGGTAATGCCACGGATCTCAACATCAGTTTGCGTTGCAAATGTAAAGCCAGTGTATTTGCAGTTGTCAAGAATCACATTGTTGGTTACTAGACTACCGGCACCCGACCAATCAATTGCTCTGGTGTTGTCTACTGCATCTATTAGATCACTAGTACCTAATGGTCCCTGGATCGTGACCGAATCCATAGAACACTGTGTGGCCTTTTCCCATAGAAAACCATTGTGTACTTGGTTGGTAACAAACGCCAGGCGTTCGATTTCAATATTCTGCGGAGCAAACACACCTGCGCCTGGAGCAATATTTACACCCACTCGCTGAAGACTGTCTGCTGTTCTAGCAATATACTCTGGCAGAACTTCTGCTGCCCAGTATGTGGAATTGCTGATCAAGGTCCCATACGGGACTGTTGCAAGACTGCGATAATACAGGCCACTGTCAATTACTAGGACGCCAGCTGCATAAGAAAGCAGAGAAGAATGTGTCTGAACATCAAAACTAATAATACTGCTATTGCTACCTTCGCCATAAAGATATGCGAAAGGAGGAATGTTTAAAGTATCTGTGATTACATATGTTCCTGCAGGAAAAAACAGGCTTCTGCGAATCTGGGGGTTAACTTCCCGGCAATACAATTGATACAGTGCTCTATTGATCGCAGCAGTGTCGTCAGTGATACCGTCTCCTTTGGCGCCAAAATCAGTAACAATAGCATAGCTATCTAATCTGCGTTGTATGCTTTGTGTAACAGGAGATCCAGCTGTGGCACCAGTCTGCACGGTGTATCCAGCAGCGTCACCCTCGTAGGTGTATGATGTAGCAAAACCCAGAATGTCTGAAAATTCAGTCAGTACTTCGGTATTGCCCAGCACAGGTGCGCCGTCTTCGATGGTGCCGTTGCCGATAAACAGTCTACGGTCATCAGTTGCCCAGCCAAGTTCTGCTCCGGCTAAGGGTTGTGGTAAGTCGCTTGCTAGGCCCTTACGTTGGGTTATTCTTGAGATTTGTACAATTGCCACGGTTTGTGATCCTTACAGGGTATCACATATTTAGCGTGTGAGGTAGTACTGCTCAACACGTTTCATCCATTCATTGGCCCAGTATGCAAATTCGTCGCCCTCGACCACAAATTCAAGATATTCGGGAGTACTGTAGGCGCCGTCTTCTAGTAACTTGGGCTGCACAGCCATCAAGATAACACCTGTGTTGATCGTGGTTCCGTGCATTTCATTGTGTGCCGCGGCATATGCTGCTAGCTGCAAAAAATAATCCGTAATGTACTCACGTTTTTTAACTTTGTTGCTTTGTTTGAAGTCTAGGATAGCTGGCTTGCCTTTCCAGGAACCAATCAAGTCTGTTGTGCCAGCGTACAAGCCCGAATAGTACAGCGGGACTTCTGTTCCCCAGTATTCGTCCACATTGCACAATCCCTTGAGGATTACTTCAGCAGCCATAAACCAACTGGGCTGTGCAAACGGATTTCCCGGCAATGGCTTCATGTCTGATTCTAGCACATAATGCTCTAGATAAGAATGCATGCGAGTGCCGCGGTTTGCAGCTTCGGTTGTGATTTCTTGCGCACGTTTTTCGCCTACTGCTTTTCGCCAGTTGGCCAGAGCTTCACGAGCTTCAGCGGGTTTGGTCTTGTCAAGAATAGTAGTAACCGACGGGACCTTGCTGCCATCAGGCAAACAGTAATGTCTCTTGCCATCAATTGTTTCGCGGCTGAGTGGTGTGTAATCGTATCGTGATGTAATCATTAAACTCTAAAACTTTCTCCGCAACCACATCGATCACGTTCATTTTTGTTGATAAATTCAAAGCCTTCGTTGAGACCTTGTCGCTTGTAGTCCACTAACATGCCATCCAGATAAGGCAGGTGCTTGGGATCGACAAATACTCTAACTCCGTTAGAGTCATAGTGCTGAACACAATGCAAGTGCGGATTGTCTACATACTCTAACACATACGCTAGGCCCGAGCAGCCTGTGGTTTTTACCCCTATCTGTATGCCCAGTCCTCGACCACGTTTGGAAATAGCTGTTTTTATTTTGCAGGCAGCAGTTTCGGTCACTGTGATCATGTTTTTGGCGACACCCAATTTTTGATCCAGGCACCTTGTAATTTTGCAATATCCTGTGCTAATTCTCGTTGTTCATTTATAAAATTAGCGGTATAATCCAACACTGTGGGATCGGGCAGCTTGACTTGTGCAGTGATCTCGTGACCAGCCCGTTCCATGGTTTTTAGTCCATGCTTGCGAGCAAGATGTTGTATCTTTTGATTGTCTGAAATACAGTGCATGAATACAGAATGTACACCATGTACTTTGCCCCAGGCGATCATGTGATCCATTAGTTCATTAGCAATGCCACGACCTTGATACTCATGTTCTACACTCACGGCTAATTCCCAGTCGGCATTTTCTCGGGCCAGGTGTCCAAAGCCCACAATGTGGTTGTCTAAGTAATAGGTAAACAAATGGTGCTGATCTTGGCAGTACAGCATGTTCAAAATCATGCTGTCAATTGCTGTAGGACTAACAGCGTATCCGAATCTGGTGTAACGATCGTCGTCAGGCAAGCTTTTCAAGTGCTGTGCATATTCTGCAAGATGTTCAGTTCGACTATGTTGTATTTTCATATTGTAATTCTTAGTACATTATACTAGAACTAACGATATTGTGCAATCAGTTTGGAGTTATTTCATTCCGCGCTTCATGGCGGATTTGGCAGCGTTGGCTACTATATTTTGAGCTTGATTAACAGGCATTTTGGCATCGCCGGGCTCGCCGCCGCCTTTGAACACTATTGGATCTTTGGACTCAGGTGCTAGTGGTTCCAACAAGTTACTTAGTGGCGGCTGTCCAACCAATTCAGCAATATTTTGCTGGTTTACATTGATACCCAGACTTTGCGCTAGACTAATAAATGCTTGTTGACTAATTTGTTTTTTGCCACCAGTGTCCTCTGAGCGGCCGCCCAAGAAAGACACCAAGCCTACCAGTTCAGTAGGCTTGGGAGTAAAGTCTGATAAATCAGCAACTTCGCAAATACGCATTATCTACGTGCTCTTCCTAGACCAGCACTGGGAGGTGCTTCAATATCAGCGTCAAGATCGTCACCAGCATCTGCTCCAAGATCGTCGCCTAGGTCTGCGTCAATATCAGCGCTGGCTTCGGCTCCAGCAATCGCACTGTCGGCAGCAGCATCTACTGGAGCTGGAGCAGTTCCTGTAACCACGCCTAAGGCTTGATCCATTTGCTGTTTAGCAGCTTGCAGATTTTGCATTAAACCGCTGAGTGCTGCGCTAGCATCGCCGTTGAATTGCATTGCTTGCTCAGGGCCCACCTGATTCTTGATTGAATCTACCAGGGCTGGTAGTTCTTTGAATTGCAGTTGACTAATATCTTCCAACATACCTTGCATTTTATCTACCATGTCTTGTGCAGCCAAAACTACCTGAGCTTGCTGTACTTCGCTTTCGGTTAGTCTGCGACCAACTGAACGGACACGACGATTTTCGTTGGCTTGCATAAGAGCTGCGCCAGCAACCATCTTTTGTTCGTCTGGGTTCAGGTTCTGTCCGGCTGCGGTCTTTTTCAAAGCAGCAGCCAATTTAGGATCTTTGACTTTGGCAGCGGCAGCAGCAGGATTTGGCTGACCAGCAGCAGTGGGCGCACCTGGAACAGGAATGTCCATTTCTTTAAGGCGGCCCCGCAATGCTTGTTCCATCATAACCAGCTTGAGATAGCTAGGGTTTTGTTCGCTAGTATGGCGTGCAGCAGTGTTTTGATGCTCTCGCAACAAACCAGTTACACGATTTAGCATACCAGAAGTTTGGCGATACGACAGCTGATCAAAGCTGATGCGTGAACCAAAGTAACTTTCGAATACTTTGGCGATTTGTTTACTGGGCTGTGGCGCCGCTAGTTCTTGCAGTTTCATTTAAGAATCCTCTAATTTGCATGTATTTAGCCGAGCTAACACATCTCTCTAATTCCATCGACACTGAATTCAATTGAGATAGCTTGGGCTGCACTTTCATGTTGATAATCTCATAAAAGTTGTCTGACTTGCTTTTTTTAGCAACGCCTTGACGACATTGAACATCGTCAGTCAATGTTTGTTTTTTTCTATCCAACATCAAAATATTACTGGCTAGTTTGTATTGACAGTACTTGTCTGCTACACACCAACTCACAGCAACTCTTTTGCTACCAAAACAATGTATGTCTCGATCATATGTGCTCACTAGATATCCGTAGGGCTGTTGAGTTAACATGTAGTTCTCAAACACAAGATAATTACCGGGCGAATGCTCGATAATCATGCTGCTAAGGTTTCGCCTAAACTCACGTTCGGCAAATTTCTCTAATTTAGCACCAGGCGTCATGTAATAGTGTAATGAGTGACCAGCCAGGCAACAGTTGCTGTCAGTGCAGCAATAATACTCACGCCCCAGTTGATCAACTGGCTATTGCGTTTTTCTGAAATATCATGCACCAACGTGTGCGTTTTTTGTAACATGCCTTTGAGTTCATTCATGTCGCCTTTGACGTCCGTAAACTGAGACTCCAGTGACTTGTATCTTTCTGCACATAATTCCACATGCGCCTCCAAACTCTTTTTCTCAATGTCAGTTGTTTCAACCATTTTGTTTCTCCGCTGACATATTTAGCTGCGAGAACCAAATGTTCTGATCTGCGCCGTGTGTTACGATAACTCTGCCAAGATCAGCAGTTTCTGTCAATCCAGTTATCATCGGAACACCTTCGCAGTCCTGTTCGAGACCTGCCAACGGATTGGAGTTATTGGCAATGGTGTATACACCTTCGGTCTCAATAAAGAATTCAAATTGCCAGGTGTTATCCCTGCACACTGGCATCACTAGATCTTGTGGTTGCGAACGTAATCCTAGAATTTGTAACAGTGTTTCCCAATTTCGTTGTTGATTACGACTGTGATTCCAGGACGCTTGGTCAGTTACTGGTTGTCCGGCGTTGTCCTCAAAAGGCAGTTCGCTTGGTCTAAAATGACCGGTTACACCAGTATAACTGCAATCAAAAAGTGTTTGGCACTGTATTCTCATTAGACAGATATTTAAGGCCAAAAAGAAACCCTGGATTTTTTACGTCCAGGGTTGATAACTAACTCAGGGAGTTAATTAAGCAGTGGCCAATTTGAAGCCAACATCTGTTGAACTAGCAGCAGAGTTGACACCAGCAGCGTTAGCTGTTTGGGCAGCAGCCAAGATAGAAGCAGCATCAAATGCGCCTGTTGGGAACACAGCAACGCTGATTTGGACGCCGTCGACTTGGTACATTGCAACTGTAGAAGTTTGTTGGATAGCGCGAATAACGTTACCAACATAACCGTTCACACCTTGCAAAGTAGCGTTGGTGTTAGCGCAGGTGATCTGGAAGAAGTCCAGCTTTGGGCCTGCCAAAGCAACTGGCTCGCCAGCTGTACTTGCGCCTGGGGCCACTGGGCCGTTTTGTACGTCAATCGCGAATACTGGTTGCGAATCACCGTTTACTGGGGTTAGATATGCCATGATAGTTTTCCTTTAAGTTATGAGTCTGTTGACTCTGCTTTTATTTACCATTGTTGTCAAAATCACGCTTGTTGAGGATTATTTCTGGCGCGATTTTGTGCAGCAAAAGCCGACGAGTCAAATCTTGACACCAGCTTGCTGTAGCC